AACCGTAATGCCTCTATTGCAGGAACAGACCCTCTATATGCTGTGCCAGACAGCGTTTCTGATACAGCACCAGAGTCTTCCAATGGTCTACATAATGGATCGTAAATTTGTAAGTGTTGTATTCTTAAAAGATACCCTAACATTATTAATTCACTTAAAAATACATCTGGTGTAGTTTTTGAAAATATTTTATCCGTTATTAATTTAAAAGCAATGTCCTCTTTTGTTCCTCGTTGAATACCTAAAACTCTATAAAAATAATTTTCTAATCTTCTTCTAGCCTCTGGAAATTGTATGTTATTTAGATCAAAGTCCCTAATCGTTGGCAAAGGATTTCTTTTTGGCCCCCATCTAGATTCAGAAACAGGTAAAACTAAATTTGGTATTTCAAGTCCTCTCGCATCCCTCATATCAATTAAATGCAATCCTTCTCGTGCTCTAAATTCTGGTTCTTCACCTACATTTGGTCTTAATTGATAATGTCTATCCACACTATCTTTTGTTAATTTTTTTGTAACCCAAATTTCTCCCATTCGCATTAATCTTGTTATATCTACCTGCCAATTACCCCTTTGAGCTAGTTGAAATTCTCCTCCTCGTCCCCATATTTCTATAAAATTAGCCCTTAATTGTTGTTTTACAATATAGTCTAATACATCCAACATATCAGGAGTTACTGGTGCCCCTCCCATATATTGATCAAATAACTGGTATATATTTCTTACAATTTGAACATCTACTTCAGAAGTGGTTAATCCAGCCCATCGTTCATTTTTTTCCAATGGAAATTGCATTGGTGCTGAAGGCCCTGGCAATCCCATCGCCATTGTTAATGATACGTTATTTGTTATATATCTTAACAATTCTGCTTTTTCTGGGCCAAAGTCTTCAAATGTGTTTAACATTTCATCTATAATTTTTGTTCTAATTTTAATATCTAGATCATTTCCATGTCCTGTCATAACCCAACAACCGGAAGTTTTTTTTTGCCCACCTTCGGGTATCAGTGGAAAAACTTCTCGGAATAAAGTCATCAAATCGCTATTTGTCAAATTAGGAGTTTGTACTCTAGTCTTAATAGTTTCAACTATTTCTGGTTCTGCCATTTTAATGCTTAACTATATTATTCAAAGATTATTTTTATAATTATGTCCGCTTTATCCTCAATTTCGTAAATATCATTCTCAACTATTTTGGATATACCTTTTCCCTTTAAGACAAATGTCTGAAACTGTCTTACAAACAAATGGTCCAATGGTAGTTCAAACGAATAATCTCCTATTTTTATGGGTCTTGACTTCTCAACGAAGAGAGAAGAAGTAATTGAAATGCGTTCTGTAATAATTAAATTGTTATCTTCGTCTATCTCTACGTTATCTGGCAATTCAGGATTACATTTTACTATTATGTCTGAATCAAAATACAATTCACTATGCCAGAGAGGAACAAAATACAATTTATTATCTACATCCAATTTATAAACATTGTTTTGAAATAAATCATTAATGCTTGGATTTAAAACATAAATCTGAATATCCTTAAACTTATTCAGTAATATTTCTCTCACCTTTTCTAATGTTTTATCTGACAATCTTAAAAGTTGTTTATATTTCAATATAAAATTATAAACCGTCAGAGATTGTTCCTTATTCATATCTTCAAATAATTTTAATGATATCTCCCTACATCCGCTTACAATATCCTTCACAATGTTTGAAATAAATTCATTGTATTTGCCTTTTAGAATTCCGTCTATAAATAAATGCAAAATTGCATTATACCCAGTATTGGACGTTTCAAAAACATTGTACTCCACTCCATTTAAAATGCTTATTTCTCTCTTTAACAATTCATAAGCTTCTTGAATTCTTTGAAAATGTTGAGTTGATTCAAGAGTATTACCATTTTTATCGGGGTGATTCTGCAACGCTAGTTTGTGATATCTCTTTTTTAAACTGTCTAATGTTAAATTTGATATATCATCTATCTCTAATACATCCAATGCCTCTTTCAAGTCCATTAGTATTTAATATTCTATAAATATTAATGAATGTCTAAGTTAAAACCCATGAATTAAACTTGTTATATAAAACAAATAATTTTCCAAGTGATAAATAGGCCTGTAATTATTGTTGTAATACTGAAAAAATGTATAAGTCTTGATTAACAATTCCGATATATCGGTTGTTTTAATACTTTTTCTCTCTGACAATTCATTTATAATATACCAAATACAGTCAGTAATGTCCAGGTTATAAATAAAAATGTCGTATAATAAGTCTCTAAACTTTAAAAATTTTAACTCGTCTATTTTTATCATTGATTCAATAATCTTGTCACAAATTATTTTATGTGGAACCATCAATTGGTCTATAGAGCTATGCAAATTTTTTATATTTGTAATATTTTCCAACTTTAAGGATGCAGGAAGTTTATTCTTAATACATTTTGAATAAGTAGCTTTTGTTGGTCTAGCAATATTTATAACCTCACAACAATTCAATATATTATCCGGAATAAAACTTATTTCCTCAGTTATTAAAATAAATTTTAAATCAATAGAACTCGCAGCATTCTGTTGCATATAACTATAAAAGTTTTCTAATAGTTCGCTGTGTATTTCATGAAAATATTTGCAAAGAATAATGCCAGACTTTTCGGTTTTTGCTGAGATAATATCAACTATCTGTAAAAATATGTCATGCCACAACAACTTGGAATTGCAACCTAAGAGAGACATGTCTATCTCATAATGTATGTCACTAATCTTGAAAAAATATTGCTGTTTATTAAATGTTAAACTGATTTTCTTTTCATACTTTAATTCAGTTGGACTATATCGCTTTATTGCTTTCAACATTTGAGTATATTTTCCAACCCCATTTGGTCCATAAAATATAAGATTACGCAAATCATTTATTTTTTTTGGAAATTTATTGAAAATCTTGTCTAATTTTGGATGTAAGTCTTCTTTTTGATTTGCAATAATGTATTCTTCAAAATGAGTCTCGTGGAATTTCATTGCAGTTAGTTATAATAATAAAAATATTCTTTATTTTATTATACAACTAATAGTAATAGTTGTTTTAATTTAATGTATTATTTGAAGTATGCTTTTATAGAACTTAAAAACATTCTTTGTATCATTACTAGCAATGAACATTGTCAAATCTATAGAACAATACAATGAAAATAATATTTATTTTTGCGAGCCAATAAAAAACAATGTTATGAATGATGGTATGTTTATTCGCATACTTTATTCAACACCAACATTTGTAATAAATGGAATTAATTTATTTATTGCATTGAATGACATAACAATTGAAAAATACTACAATAAATACAAGTGTTGTTTTAACCCATTAAATCATAAGGAAATTATTGAAAGTGTCAAATATATTGAAGAGAATCTGCTTAAAAATGTGAATATTAAAAATAAGATTCCTCAATTTAAGATTTATGAACAGATTAAAAATGGCAATATAAAAATTTTTTCTGATAACATAGAAAAAATTAATAACAACTTGTTTATGTTAAAAATTTCTGGCATTTGGGAAACTGAGTTTCATTACGGAATTACTTATAAGTTTGTAAAGATTAACCATCCGTAGAAAAATATTTTAATACAATTCCTAAAGTTATTGCAGTAACTATGCTAACAAGTTCTAATAAATATAATATCATTCCAGTTACTTTTCCAATAGTTCCATTTGTTTTAAATGCTTTATCTTGCATGCTATTATAAAAAATATAAAACTCTACCATGAGTAGAATAATGAATATATTCATAAAAGTATAATAACCACTTGATACGTGTCCAGCTGTAATTTGAGAGAAATAGTAACTGAGAAGATAAATAATATAAACTAAGATTCCAATAAGTAAAACAAACGGCCCAATTGTAATTAAACTAGAAATTAAAGAAAAACTTGGCCCAGCCAAACTGCTCATATTTTTTAATAAAAATCCAGTGAGTAATAATAACCCAGTAATAATAAAAGAATAACCAATAATTGTTCCAGTTAAACTTGATGCCGCATTTGAACCTACAGTGGCAAATACAATAATGAGACCAACTATTAGCAATGAATTATATATTATAGTATACCATTTATTCTCCATATTTTGTCTATAAATATAGAGTATATTATTTCTCTCCTGTTTTGCCAATTATAGCAACAACTGAGTCTAATTGTCTTTGCAAATCCTTAATTTTTAATAATAACAGGGGGATCATATCTAAATAATTTACAGATTTTATTGTCATCTCTTCATCATTTACAGTAGTAGAAACTGTGTTTACTAAAGATGGTAAATATTGCTCAACTTCTTGAGCAATAAAACCATAGTGCAACTTTTGTTTTTTATCATCTTTATATGTATACTTTTTTGGAACTAAATTCATTAAATTGTCTGTTAAACTTAAGGATAATTCCTCAATATTATCCTTTAAATAAAAATCTGATGGATTATTAATTGTTCCACCTACAAATAAATCACCAGAAATATAAACTGTTGCTTTAGAGTTTACCGGCTTTAATAGAGTTTGACCATTTGTAGTTGAATAATTCCATGTATAATCATTTGCATAAGTAAAATATTTTTGATAAGCTGATGTTGGTCCTTGTCTTCCTCCATAATTTGCCATGTATAATATTATAGTATATAAACATTTTTAAATATTAAACTGCAAATGGAATATTTATAATTAAAACAATTAATAGTTTAAAAAAATATTGTAATAAATTATATGAGCCGATTTAATGTTTCTACAAACCATCCGTTAATACCAAATTCAAATGAATACATGTATGAAAAACAATTTATTTCTATACATTCTGAAGATAGAAACCAATTAAAATTTCCACTAGCAAGTGAATTTGAAATTGAATTACCGCAAGATTATTTAAATGTTCAAGGCGTAAAGCTTGATAGTTGGTCATTTCCAGCTAATTATTATGTTTTTTCATTCTCTCAAAATAATATATCCCTTATATTTCAAATCACTGATCCTTACAATCCATCCGAGTTTATGGTTGAAAACCAGTTACTAACAGTTATGTGCGATGCCATGTGGGCTTACAAGGGTCAGCCATACGTGGCTGTTATTGAAGAAGGGTTTTATAACCCATTTCAAATTGCAACAGAATTAACAAATAGAATGAATTCGGCTGTTTCTGTTGTTATTGCTAATTATATTAAAACAAATGCACCAGAATTATTAGATCAATTTATTAAAAGCGGGGGGTATGATCAGTTTGTTGTTGCTTTTAATTCTGTTGGACAACGACTTTGGTTTGGAAATAAAAGCTCTAAATTTTTAATTAATAATAGCTCCCCATTATACATTTTTGACTCGTTTAGCAATTCAAATTGTGCTAAACAACAATATCCAGATTATGCAAATTGGGCTCTTCCCGCTTATTTAGGCTTTGAAAGATGTGACGCTACTACAAGTGCAACTTCTGATGGAATTTATCCTAGATTTTATTATGGAGACGCTAACACTCCAGGAGATAATGGTTTTTGGTTGACTCCTGATTCACAGTATCTTGGAACAAATTCTAATATCCCTGTTTATTATTTGGAAGCTCCTTATAAAATAAACATTATGGGAAACTCGCATTTTTATTTGGAAATTGAAGGCATGAATAACATTGATGAAACTATACCATTTTCTGTTAATGAATATACAACTACCACAAATGGCACAACTGGAGTTGTTAAATCTGCTTTTGCAAAAATTGGCGTTACTACAACCCCATTAGCTCAATGGTATGACAACTATTCTAATGCTGTTAAGATATATAATCCTCCAGCAGAAAGAATTAGAAAACTTAAAATACGTGTTCGCTACCACAATGGGCGTCTTGTTGAATTTGGAACCACCGATTTTTCAATTATGTTGGAATTTTCTCTATTGCGTCCTCAAAATAAAAGAGACCGCTCAACATTTACCCCCGAAGCTTATTCTTAAAACCCCATTTCATGTTCCGTCTTTAACCATTCCAAGAATATTGCAATTGTGCATGTTTTATAGTCTCCTTCAAAATTAGTCAGCTTTAAAAATAGTGGTTTTGTCATTTTTTTTGTCTTATAAAACACATATGGTCCATATTTTCCATTGCGAATACTAATATCATTTGTTATAAATCTTATTACACCTGACACTGCGGCATCTCCAGACTCAGCCTTTTCCTCAGCTTTATTTAAAATTTCTAGAACCTCTTCCAACTTTATGCTTTCCATAGGTCTATTTCCAAAACTAGAGAGAGACTTGGAATTTTGTCCCCAAGTTACATATAATCCAAATTTTCCCTTTTTCAAAATGAGTGGTTCTTCTTTATAAATACCGAGTTGTGTCTGGTTCTGTTTTACAGTTGCAACAATATCTTCCAATTTATATTCTCCTCTCTCTAACTTTTTCAAATCAAGACCTTCTTTAACTGGAAGGAAACTAACCTCATCTTTTTTCCCTTTTCCTGTTCCCTTTTCCTTTTGAAGACATTTAATAACTGGGCCATGTTTGCCAATAATATAAAAATGTGTATCATCTATTTTGATTTCACACTTTTTCTCATCAACTAGCTTTGAACAATTCTTTTCAATTTCATTCAAACATGTTTGACACAATTGATGCCAGACTTTCTCTCCTCTACTAATTTTATCCAAGTCATCCTCCATGTTTTTTGTGTAATCATAATTGAACATATCCTCAAAGTTCTTATTCAAAAACTCCATTACAAGAATTCCAAGGGGTTGAATAACTAATTTATTCTTTTCATTTCCAAATTCTCTTGTCGTATTAGTCTCGGTTAGAGTATCATCAGACAACTCAAAGTCCTTGCATGTAATTTGTTTTCCTGCAATATCTTGCTTCTTGACATAACCTCGTTCTTGAATCTTATCAACGAGAGAAGAAAAGGTAGATGGTCGTCCAATTCCGTTGTCTTCTAAGAGTTGCACCAATTTAGCCTCAGTATAATGTTGTTTTGAGTTTTTAAGTGTAACTTTTGAGGTAATTTTTTTAAAGGTTATTTCTTTTCCTTGAGGCAATTGCATCAAATAGTGATATTCTTTTTCTTTATTGGCCTTTGATTCTTTATTTTTTACTATTTTCCAACCTAAGAAATCAAGCAATTCATTGGTTAATGAATACTTAATCCCTTCAACATCAGTTGATATTGTGCTAGTAAAAGAAAAATACTCGGCTGGCGACATGCAACTTTCAACTGTTGTTTCCCAAATCATTTTGTATAACTTTTTCTCTCTTGCATTCAATTCATCAGGAACATTTCTAATAGCCAAATTGGTTGGACGAATAGCTTCATGAGCTTCTTGTGGTGGTGGAACATTTGATTTCTTCTTTGTGACCTTTTTCTTTTCTGAGACTTCTGTATTTGAGTTTGCATTAGAAAGAAATTCAATCTTGGGATTAATGTATTTTTCAAGAAAATATTCTCTCAAAATAAATTCTTTTGCATCAACTAAAAAATCGGCACTATACTTTTTGCTATCTGTTCTCATGTATGTAATGTATCCACCTTCATATAAAGTTTGACAGCATTTCATTGTTTCCTTTGGAGAGATGTGGAGTTCATTACTAGCCAATTGTTGTATTCTAGAGGTTGTCAATGGTTCCGGAGGCTGCTTATACACCCTTTCTGGGTTTGTTCTGGAATAAATGTGAGAGAAATTTACAGACTCTTCTAAGAATTCAGACATTATATTTTCGCTTTCAAATTGTTTATTCAAATCAAATGCAATACATTTATTCGTAAAATATCCAGTTGTATTATAAACTTTTTGAGCCGGAGAGCCGTCAATTTCTTGTTGGTTTTCAAAAACTAACTTTAATGCTGGTGTTTGACATCTACCCGCACTCAAACTGCTTTCAGAAGTCTTGGATATAAATTTCCATAACATAGGAGATACATTATAACCTACCAACAAATCCAGAATTTGCCGAGCTATTTGCGAATTAACTTTTTGCATATCAATTGTTCTTGGGTGAGCAATAGCAGATTGAATTGCGTTCTCAGTAATTTCATGAAATACTATGCGTTTTGTTGTTGAAACTGGCAATCCAAATAAATCGCATATGTGCCATGCGATGGCCTCGCCTTCACGGTCATCATCTGATGCCAAAATAACCTCATCTGCTTTGTCTATTTCCTTCCTCAGAAAATCTACATGTTTTTGTTTTTTAGCGTCATCAACAACTTCAAATTTAGGCTTAAAATCATTTTCAATATCAATGTTTTTGAGGGACTTTAATTGCCGCAAATGTCCAAAGCTAGCCAAGCATTTATATCCTGGTCCCAAATATTGTTCTATCTTTTTGCATTTTGCTGGAGATTCTACAATAACTAAGCTAGTTGTTGGTTTTATTCTTGTCTTTGTTTGTAATGATAATAACGACATTATTTAATAGATATAGTATAATATTAAATAATGTTTAAGTGGTTTCTTTAGATTCCCCATTTTTACTTTAATTTCGTTCATAAAAATTAAATTTAATTTTAAATTTATATATATTACAATGTTAAGCATAATTCAAAACATACCTGATTTAAACACCAACCCTCTTTCTTATGTATTTGAACATATGAAATTACAACATAAACCAGATACTTTATGGTTAGAATTTGGCACATACAGTGGAAATACTATTAATTATATTTCAAAATTTACAAATGATAAAGTGTATGGGTTTGATAGTTTTGAAGGATTACCTGAAAAATGGCGTGATGGGTATGATAAAGGTTGTTTCAACAAAAACGGTAATTTACCAGAGGTGAATAGTAACGTTGAATTGATAAAGGGATGGTTTAATGAAACAGTACTTAATTTTATACAAACACATAATAAAAAGGTTTCATTTATTCACATGGATGCTGACCTTTATAGTTCTACAAAATACGTACTTGATACATTGAAGGATTATATTGATACAGACTGTATTATCGTTTTTGATGAACTAGTAAATTATCCCGGTTTTGATGGAGATACAGGAGAACTAAAAGCATTTTATGAGTTTATTACAGAAAATAAAGTAGATTATGAATGGATTGGAATGAATGGAACACCTACTGGGATGACTGATCATCACCACGAAATTGTAGCGGTAGTTATTCATTCAATAAATCGGGTATCATCTTATAGACTGGGAGATTTAGTCTTTTTAGAAGAATGCATGACAAAAGATGAAATAAATGAGATATTAGTAGAACATCCTAATTCAATTGGTAGTAAATATTTTTTAAAAAAAAACAATTCATCTAGTAGTAATATTAATATAATTACTGAAATTGTTTTGGAAGAAATAGAAAAAAACTTGGAGTTTTTACCAAAAGATATTTCAAATAGTACAGTAATACATTTAAGATTGGGTGACGTTATTGCTGGAAATGCCTGGCATGAAAAATTAAAAAGACCATTAAAAATTGATTACATCAAGTCGTTGCTTGAAAATAATTCTGATAAAAATTATGTTATTGGCAAATGTTTTTTTGCTAAAACTAGTTCAACTAATTATGAAGAATGCGTTAATTTATCAAATGAATATTTGCATAATGTAATTAATGAATTAAGTGCAGAGTATTTTAATTCTGATAATGCTGATGTAGACTTATGTTGTGCTGTAAAATCAAAATTATTTATACAGGGAAGAGGGTATTTCAGTCTTTTAATTGCAGAAATAAGAAAAAAGTTAAATTTACCCGTTATAGAAACAACACCTCATGATAACCTCGTGTAATATATAAAATATTATGTTTGTATAATATATTGTATGAATCAAAAATACACAAAATCTGACGCAAAGTCTCAAATAAATAATGATGGGTATGTTTTATTAAGAAATGTATTAACAAACGATGACCTTGATTATGGATTATCGTGTATGCAAAATGAAAATAAAGTAAATTATTCAATAATGAAACAATTTATTGATACTAGATTTTTTCCTGTAATTCAAGGAAATGTAGGGTTTATAACAGAGCCAAATTATGTAAAATTTAGATTTAGTAACAACAACAATTCAACAGATGCGTCAACATTCCATGGTGATATTTATAATCACACAAATACTGAATTCTTGCCTATTTATACTTGTTTGTGTTATTTTGATGACGCACAATTAGAGGTTATTCCCGGAAGTCACAAATACAATAATAATGGATGGAGTATTGACAGCTTTAATAAAAGAACCGTTTTGAATGTTCAGCGAGGTGATATTCTTGTATTTCACGCTAATATGCATCATCGCGGAGTTAATTATAATAAAGTTAGCGACAGGCGTTTGCTACAAGTATTTGAAGTTTTTCCTGATAAAAAAACATACAATGAACAATTACCAAAATTGGTTATAGTGGAATCATCAAAATCTTTGTTGTTTCAAAATATATTGAATCCAGTTATGTATTGTCTGTCAAAAATTCCATCAGCAATTGATTGTGTTACTTTTTTCCATTACATTTTAATGTATAATGATTTGCATTATAAAATGGTTTATATGGATATTACTCCATGGGATAAAACGGATAAATATGTATCATATGAACCAGGAAAGCGTGTTTTAATGGAGGATTTGGTAAATAACAATCAAGTTGAAGATTTAAACGTGAATATATTATGCGATAAAAATGTTTATTCCAGGTCATACAGCAATTTTTACTTGTATATATACATTTTATATTGGATAGTTTCATTAGCAATATTATACGCAATAAAACAGTATTTGTCAACAGGCAACAACTATAAAAAACTAAAATCTTATTTTAATTTTACGCGAAAACTTAAACGGTAAATGTGTGCCGGTTTTAATAATACAAATGGCTTGAAGTTTTATATTCCAACCCATTTACTCCGATTATTTTCATGTTATAAGAAGAGAACGAAGAGAGAAAAAGTTTTTAATAAAATATTTAATTAATATATAGCAATGGCAGATGAATATGAATATATAACTTTAGATGACGTGTTTAGTGATATAATACCAAATCGTCAGTCTTCACTAATAGACCCAAAACAAATTGGACTTTGTTATAGAAAATATATGAAATCCATAATGAAAATAAAAGTTGGCGATGACAATATAGTATATATTAAAGATGCGTTGCTAGATTATTGCAATTTTATTTTATCATTAAATGGTCAACCAATGGTTAAAGAGATAAGAAGTGTTGAAGTAAATAATTCTTCAGGTTGTTCATATTTAGACACCCCTCCTTCATCAAAGGGTTGTAAAGTAGATAACACTAGATATAATGAAAAAAAAGCAAAAGTAACAAGAGTATTAAGAAATTTTTTAAGTCAAATTTTTTACAAGGCAAAAAGCGTAGACAACAGTTTAATAAGAAACACTGATGATTATGTTTATTCTTTATATAAGGCACTAGAAGTATATTGCTTTTTTATTGGTAGCAAAGAATTAAAGCCTATTTATGCAGATTATGTTAAAGAATTAATAGAAACACTTAATAGAATATTTGAAAGTGAAGTAATAATAAATAGGTGTAAACCTACTGATAGAGGATATGGTTGTGCAAGAATGATAACAATAGTAAAAAAAAATTCAGACCCACCAATAAATAAGTTTGCAATTCTTATATTATCTATGAAAAATGATGGGACTGAAGAAATGTTAGATGAATATTATGAAAAAAATGAACGTAGAGACTTAATAATTGAAGGTGGCCGAAAAAGAAATGCAAAAAAATCTAGAAAGACCGCAAAACGAAAGGGAAAAAAAATGACTCGTCGTAATAAAAGGCGTTAATATAGGAGCTTCCCAATATAAACATTAACAATTTTTTCCTTCCACTCTTCATCTGGTGTAGGAATATGTTTGTACATAATATCTTGCAATTTTAACCAATTGTACGGGGTTTGCAAAGCAGTGCGGTCCTTATAAACATAATCGTTGTGAATTAGATTATGAATATCTTTATAAAAATCTGTTTTATCTTCTGGAATTATTTGAATAATTTCAAGTGCTACTAATATTGCGTTTCTAGCAGGGGGATCAGATGCAGATATATTGGTTTGTTCTATCATGATATATAGGATAAAAATATATATCATGTTACATTTAAGTCTTTTATATTTATCAAAACAACATAAACAGTTCTTGACATTGTAACGCATAATGAACTCGTATTCGTTTGTTGTTGTTTTGTTTGCATTTGTTGCATCCATTGTTTCTGCCACCGATTCAAAAGGTTGGTTTGCTGAAGAAGCAATTACTCCCAAGAATAACTGTGTTAGCTTTAGCATCTCATCAGGAACCGGTTGTGCATGGATGTGCAACTACTGTGCGTCTCAACTTGGGACCAGCAACTATTATTTTACTACCGATGTTTGCACTTATCAGGCGGGTGGATGCGTAGGAAATCCTTTTACTGGCGTTACTTATACGTGCTGTTCTCTTTAAGTTTGAAATTTCTTAAATTGTTTCCAGGAAACATTCAAAGACTCCTTTTTTGGAGCTGGTGCATCTTGACCTTTGTTTTGTTGGTCTAATTTACCAGCTTTCTTAAGAGCACTATCAACATACATTTCTTTCAAAAGTTGTCCTACTAAATAAGACCCATCATGTTGATCAATTTCACCGTCTTCTATTCTGCGTAATACATTCAAAAACTTATTCAGGATGCTAAGATTAATCTCATCCTTTCTAACCTTGTTGTAAATATCAGTGTAATAGGTAAATAAAAAAGAGCATTCGTTCATTCCTTCTTCGTTTATTTTGTCCGGGTCAGTTCTATATTTAGCCTTAATCATAAGTAAATTATTAATATCTTCTTGCAATAAATGGCTGTGTTTTAATTCGCGAATTAAGTCAGTTTGGTCTTCAACATTATTCGCCTTAATCATTTTTTGTAAATGAAGTCTAGAATTATCGTCCATATAAAGAAACTATCAGATATTTTTTTATATTTTTATTACGAATTAATTATATTTTAATCTTGAATTAATATATAGTATGTCATCAACTGCACCAATAACAAAAATAGAAGCAGCACCTCAAACTCCAGGAGGAGTAACACAATATCAAACTACAAGTGCATCCGGTAACGCTAGAATGTCTGCAATGCAAGCTGGTATAAATGATAGCGACAAATTGGCTGCATTACAAGCAGTTCAAGGCGGAGCTCGCAGAAGAAAATATCACGGAGGACAAGCTACTATAACGTTACCACAACCACCACAAAATATTGCTAAAGACCCTAATGCTAACACTTCGTTTGGCATTAGTAATCAAACAACTGGTATACAAGTTAATCAATTAGATCAAAATGCACAAGCAAAACTAGACAATGTTGAATATGTTCCACAACCAAAAACAGGTGGAACAAGAAGAAAAAGAAGAGGTGGTCAAAAATGGCGTTGTTATAGCGGAGGAAAACGTAAATCTAGAAGACAATCTAAGAAGTCTTCCAGAAAATCCAAAAAGTCAAGAAGAAAGTAAATTTAGTGCAATAATTATATCCGAATAATATAAGTTATGCCAAAAGGAGTAGACTGGATTAATTTTTTATATGTCAATTTAGGTTTTATTGCACTTACCTTTATTATGTATTATTTTGGAGCTGTTGCAGAAATAAAAAAAAATTGGCCAAAGTATAGATGTAACCCAATGTTTATGCCATTATCAGACAATTTACAACAAGATTTTGTATTTTGTGTGCAAAGCATGCAAACCAATTTTATGGGCTACTTGTTGCAACCTATTAATTATGTTGTAACTATGTTATCAAATATGGGCGGAAATTTTACTGTTTCCTTAGATTTCATTAGGACATCAATTAGTAACATTCGCACTTTTTTTACTTCCATTATCCAAAACATTTTTGGAGTATTTTTAAATTTAGTAGTAGAGTTCCAGAAGATTACTATTAGTATTAAGGATTTAGTTGGAAAAATAATTGGGATAATGGTTACCATTATGTATTTGATTGATGGCAGTATAAAGACAATGCAAAGCACGTGGAATGGTCCTCCAGGGCAAATGGTGAGAGCTTTGGGTGGTGGTTGCTTTCGTCCTGATACAAAGATTAAATTAAAAAATGGGTCAATAACAACAATGAATGAATTGAATTTAGGAGATATATTGGAAAGCGGAAGCCGAGTAGATGTGATAATGAAAGTTGATAATAAATTAAATGAAAACTTTTACAAGTTTGAAGGAAAGGGACCAGATGGTTCAGATATATATGTTACTGGCACTCACATGGTTTTTAGTGAAGTTGAAAACAAATACATAGAAGTAAAGACTCATCCAGATGCTTTATTAACAGACGAAACTGCAAATTGGTTTTCATGTTTAATAACAGATGACAATAAGATTCAAATTGGCGAGAAAAAATTCTGGGATTGGGAGGACGATATTTTAAAAATGTAATCAATCAAGCGAATATTGGAAATTAAATATTATCCATTTACTATAATATGGATAATATTTCACAAAGTGCACATAAAATAAATGAAATGTATGAGAAGCTATCATATTTTGACCAATATGGTGGTTCTGTTGTTATGTTTATAATACTCATAATAATACTATTTGTCGCAGTGTCATATACTACAATAATGCGAAATATACAACCAATTAAGGATGATTGGCCGACTCAAAGATGTAAACCAAATGTTATTCCTTTTGCTGGATTAATTAATAAACCAGACAATATGACAGTTGTAGATTTTACCGGTCAAAACTTTACTTATTGCATGCAAAATATTTTAACAAATATAACGGGTTATGCAATTCAACCCATATCTTATATGACATATTCTATTCAAGAATTATTTGCAGCTATTGCTCAGGCAATTCAATATATTCGCACAATAATGGCAAATGTTCGTAATAGCATGGTAAACATTGCTAAAGAGATTTTAGGAAGAGTTGCAAATATTATGGTGCCAATACAACAAATAATAATATCATTCAAAGATTCTATGAATAAAGTGAAAGGTGTATTAACTGCTGGATTATATACAAGTTTGGGAACTTATTATGCATTAAAAGCAATGTTGGGTGCTATAGCTCAGTTAATAATTATAATTTTAATAGTATTAGCGGCTTTAGTTTTGGCTATGTGGATTATACCATTTACTTGGCCAGTAGCAATTTCAATGACAGCAGTTTTTATATCAATATCTATACCATTGGCAATTATAATTGCATTTATGACGGAGGTTTTGCACGTGCGAACAGCATTCTCAATACCAGGAGCTCCAGACAGACCACCGCTTTCGGCTTGTTTTGACAAATACACTTTGTTAAAAATGAAAGATGGTAGCATGAAATCTATAATAAGCATTAACCCTGGTGATGTTTTGCATGGAAATAATGTGGTAACATCAAAGATGGAATTGGATTCTAAAGGACAAGAAATGTTTAACATTGATGGAACTATAGTAAGTGGAATGCATAAAATATTATATAAAGGCAGATGGATATCAGTGTCCAAGCATCCAGAGAGAATAAGTATTCCATATTATGAGCCGCCGTTAATATATTGTTTAAATACCAGCTTAAAGAGAATCGCCATAGGAGATCAAATTTATATGGATTGGGATGAATTATATGACGAAGAAATTGAAACCATACTGCGTTACGATACTGGAGATTCAAGAGAACCCATAAATGCTATAGAATTGCACTCCTATTTTGATAGCGGATTTTCAAAAGAAACTAAAATAACAATGAACAATGGGTCTATTAAAAATATTAAAGATATTCAAGTTGGTGATGTATTAGAAAATAATATAATTGTATTTGGTGTAGTTACTGTAAATGGCCGAACATTAAACCAACAATATCAATACAATTTAGGAGAAGATACTATTTTTAAAGGGGGACCCAATTTGAACCTTGGACAGAAAAATTTAGAAAGAATGGGAATGAAAGTATTAGAAAATAGAGAAGATAAACTATATCATTTAATTACTAAGGAAAAATATTTTTATGTTGATGGCATTAAATTTTTCCATTATGATTCAAATATAGAGCTACTTTTAGACAGGTATCGTGAAAATTATTATCTATGAAATATGTATAATAAATGGAACTTTTATCAGTATCCTGGAAAAATATGGAACTTACCGTTTTTGGAATTAAATTAAGACTCGGCGTTATTATTTTAATTGTCGTTTTATATTGGCTTTTATGGGGCCATGTACTTTGCTCTTGTTCACGCGTTGGTTTATTAGAAGGAGCCAACACTATTGCCGGAGCCGTCGGCGAAACAGTAACACAAGATGGCTCATCCGATGATAAAAAATGCAAAGATGAAAATGGGGACCCTGCATTAAATGAAGATGGAACCCCCGTGTGTAAACCAGACATGCAAAGCCTAGACACAACTGAAGGTTTTGTCGGAGCCAACACCAACTACGGGGAATCATCCAAATACAGCTTAACCAACTACAAACCAATCAAAACATCTTCTTGGTTTACACCCAATCTTACTTACAAAAAAGGAGGTAAGGAAGGAAAAGGCGTGCAAAACATTTTAAACAGACAAAAACAACCCGTCCCTTTACCTGAGGGCCAATTACTTATGTTTGCCAACACTCCTTTCAAACCCGAGTGCTGCCCCAACGCTTATAGCAACTCTATGGGCTGTGCGTGCATGACTGTTGACCAATACAACTACTTGATTGACCGCGGGGGAAATAATGTTCCTTATTCTGAATATTAAATTATTTGTTTTCAATCAAATAATCAAAATGATTGATTCTTCTAATAAAATCTAAAATATCCTTATCAATATGAATTGAAGGAGACCAATCCACTCCGTATTGATTATTATGAGTTTCTACTAAATACTCATAATATTCTTTCAAATTTAGACGAGACACCATATTATGTTTCACACAAACTAGTGACCATTTTGGAGGTTGAAATGGATAATCTTGTGGATAAACAATTTTTGTTTTTATAGTAAGACAACAATTTAGATAAGAAGAAATCTTACAAATTATGTCCATTGGCAAGCGTTTAATGTTAATCATTGGAATATTTTCTTTGAAACAAATGGTAAATAAAGTTTCTGAGTTTTTTTGAACTGCATCAACATTTACACTCCTTTCTGGTGTGTCAACAATACCATAATAGTCTTTTAGATTTGTATTATTTACATACTGTTCAAGTCTTTGAAATCTTCGTGATAATATTCCTGTCATATTGAGGTTTGTCTTTTATTTTATTTTTAATTTTAATTCAATTTTTAAATACCACCTCCAGAATAATAAGCCAATCTTTTTTGTCTCAGCAATTCTTTATCATCTTCTTCTTTTTTTATTGGAGAAATTGTAATATTGTCTTGCGGTAAATCTATAAATTTTAACCAAGAAAAATGATCTATTTTGCGAAATGTTCCTAAACATATTGACCAATCTTTTTCCGTTTTTTTTCCGATATGTCTGCAACCATTTGTATTTGTCATTGTTATATGCTTTAACCATGGTCCCGTTTTTACTACAATTGCGTAAAATGTAGACAACGATTTCCACGGAATTGTTTGTATTTTTTCTTGAGGTTTTCTATACTTGCATTGTATGGCATAATAATGTTCACCTTTTTTTGAAAGCAAATCAATTCCATAATCATTCTTAGTTAAATCAAACTTATTTTTTAACTCAATCGGAAAATCTTTATAAAACCAAACTTGATCATGTTTCAAGACATTTTCAATATATAAAAAACAAAATGCTTCAAATAAATCACCTTTCTTTTTTTTATTGTTTGCTTTTTCCTTTAATTCACACATATTGTGAGCTGTTCCGCCCTCTATATAGTTTTCAAATTCTTGCATTAGACAATCAAACTTATTTTTATCATGAATATTTATGATTTTAGACACTATCTCTTTTGCAGTGCTTAGCACTTTATCGCTCATTAAATAATATAGCGAGTTGTGTTTATATCTAATTTGTTGGAAAACAACTGTAACATTTATTACAATAACAAATGCGTTGTGAGCGTTCAGGGTCTACATCAATATAATCCTCCACATATTCATGCTTGCACCCTGACTTGATTCGTTGCTCTACAATATTAGTCAATGACTCAACGCGAACCATTAATTCCTTATCTCTTTGTAAGTCTCTCTTAGATTTCAATAGAATATTGCGTAAAATAACAAGAGCGTCTATGTTGGTTTCCTCCATGATTGTTATATTTAATGTCACGTTGTATTTATATTATATTTAGAATGTATAAAAATATAGTAGTATTATATATGTCAGGAAACGGACAATACAACAGAAATCAAGATGCCAGAATGGATAGAGAGAGAAGACAACAAGAACATCAAGCTTGGTTGGCTTCTTTGACTCCAGAACAATTAAGTGCTTATAATGAAGAACGCCGCAGACTTCGCGAAGAAGGACAAAGAGCAGCTCGCATATGGGCAGAAACCACATTAAATAGAAGAAATATGGCAAACGTTGTATCCGATGAAGATGAAAGACAACAACTCGGTGGTAGAAGAAAAAAGAAAAATACAAAAAGAAATACAATAAAAAGAAAAAGGACCAGAAAACATAAAAAAACGCACCGCCGTGGAAAATAATCCATAAAAAAATTTTTAATTATGAATTATTTTTATACTATTTTTGCAAAAGTGGATTAGACATACATTCCACGAATTGCCATGTTATCATCTCGCTCCTTCTTGATGAGTTTGTCAATGACATCCTTTGTCACTGTAAGCGGGAATGAAACTTCAAGAGCCATTTCATCCTCAAAGATATTGGAGCCAGGACGCATAAGCCTGTACAAGTTGAGCTTCGTATAAATAATCTCCAAACAACGCTTCAAGTTGCGAACTCCATCCTCCTTGTCACAATGCGTCTCAATAATGTAGTGCAATGACTCCTCCGGAATAACAATGTCCTCTGTTGAAAACTTGACCTGCTCGCGAATCTTGGGGAGCAAATAATCATTGGAAATAACAGTTTTTTGTTTCTTGTCATAACCCTTGGTCATAATTCTGTACATTCTGTCACGCAAGATGGGGTTCACCTTGTTCTCGTCGTTGTAACTAAAGATGAACAAGCACTTGCTCAAATCAAAATCAATCTCAGCAAAATACTTGTCGTGAAATTGGCTGTTCTGAGAAGTGTCCGTCAAGTGCGTCAAAATACCAGCAATTTCCTCACCCTTGGGTGTGTCACTAATCTTGTCCAACTCATCAAAGTAAATGACCGGATTCATACACTTACTGTCAATAAGAATCTGAACAATCTTGCCCCAAACACTTCCTTCATAGGTGTAGGAGTGTCCCTCCAAGAAACTGCTATCAGTTGCACCACCTAGAGCAATGAAGGCAAAAGGTCGGTTCAAAATCTTGCTAATTCCTTCCTTAACAAGGGTTGTCTTGCCCGTGCCCATGGGACCCTTGATGGCAATAGCAGTTCCAAGTGCTGAAGGGTTGGTAACAAGTTGGCCGAGCATTTGCATAATTTGCATCTTAGCATCATTAAGTCCATAAACTGCAGAATCAAGGGTTTGCTGAGCACTTGCCATGAATTCATGACAAGCCTCAACACCATCTGAAATATTAACTGGCAAATTCTTGTAATTGTTGAACGGGATCTGCATAAAAGTATCAACCCAATTCTTAATTTTATAAAATTCACCGCTTCCAGGCTCCATGTATCGCAACGAATTAAGCTTCTTCATTGCAGCAGCCTTGAAAATTGCTGGAATCTTTGCTTCAAGCAATGCCATCCTGTGAGGAATAGTATTTCGTGTAATCTTATTGATCTCACGAATTTCCTTGATAACCTTGACTTGTTCTGTGTGAGTAAGCGTTTCAAAGAATGCAGAGTCATTCATGGAATTTTTGTCGCGAATAATTCGCTTGAAAATTCGCGAATTCTTGGCCTTTTGCTTACCAAGCTTCTTCTCACGCTTTTGCATCTTTTCCTTAATTCTCTCTTCACAATCCTTGATGCACTGCTCCATCATTTTATTCTCAGGAGTCTTTTCAAAAAGTTCCTTCAATTGCTTAAGAGCAAGTTCATCGCTCTCCAAGCTATTTTCAGATGACTTCTTGGTCTCAACAACATCCTCATCAATGACCAATTCAATGTTCTCCTTTTGAGATTCCTTTTTTGACTTTGACTTTGACTTTTTACTTGGGGTTTCTACAACCTCATTCTCATCGTCTTCATCTTCGTCATCATCTTCATCATCATCAGTGTCAGTGGAAACACTTTCATCCTCATCTTCCGTAAAATCATTCTCATCACAATCCTCCCAATCTTCCTCATCATCATCCCACTCGTCTTCATCATCACCCTTTTGACCAATTGTGAAGATAATGTTGAACTTGCCAGACTTTCCATTTTCAACCTCATCAGAGTCATCGTCATCATCGTCTTCATCATCCTCTTCAGATTCCGATTCATCAGACAAGTCTTGGACAACTTCCTTCTTTGTCTTTTTTCCCTTGGACTTTTTTTGAGACTTGCTCTTACTCTTCAAAGACTTCTTTGAAGGTTTTTTCTTTACCTCTTCTTCAGCTTCGCTTTCATCATCTTCATCATCCTCTTCACTGGGAACTGTTTTCAGGAATTTCTTAATTTTTTCTCCCATTTTTACTTTTTTATCCATAAACTTGGATGGGAACATCTTGCCGAGAAACTTGCGATATTCGTGCATATCCATCTCGTCTTCTTCATCTTCGCTTGCAATAATATCGCCGTCATCATCAGAATCCTCGTTGGATTTCTTCTTACGAGCAAGCTCTTCTTGCTTTTTAATTTTCTTAGAAGTTTCCTTCTTGCTGTTCTTACTTTGAGTGTCGCGTGCCATTTCTGTATATTACACTAATTTTATTTTTTTAAATCGGAATCAATTTTTTATTTAAGTTGGAAAATAAAAAATCATTTAATTTATATTTATTTGGAGGCAACCCACAATATGTATGCCAAGTATAGACCAAAAAAGTTTTTAGCAAACAAATCTAAAATATTATAAAAAATATTTTTCCAATGATATGGCATTAACGCTGCAACTCCATAGATAGACCATATTGTACAGAAATATATAAATATTGTTATTCCTTGTTTTGAATATTTTGCATAATTGTCATAAATTAAATAGAATAAAATTGCAAATGGTATGAACCCGCAAAAAACGGCGACATATTTATTTAAGATGTTGAATTCATTCAGCAAGCCAAATGTTAACATAATTGCATTTAAAATTATTATATAAGCGAGATTGGTTGAATTATTTTTTAAAATCTTAAAAAAGTCGTCATTTTTTTTTATATCATTATTTTTTCTGTCAATTTCATCATTGTATTCAGTTTTATTTTTGTTTTCCTCTTTATTGTCTTCCAAGTCATTCAAATAAATTAAATATATTGTAAAAGTAATTAACATTGTTGGTGTTGTTATAAACCAATCGTAATATCTATATGGCGTTATATTTTCAATTGCGTGAAATGATGTTGCTAACCACACATAAAATGTTCCTTCCACTATTTGAACTACAAATTCAAGAATTAATAATTGTTTTAAAACTAAAAAGGGTTTTGGAATATTTAACATTAAAACATATAGGTCTATTATTGCGGTTATAATTTGAACTAAAAGTGACGCATTTGCACTATATTTTATTATATGGTGATGTTTTTTTATCATTATTCTTATATTAAACAAACAAAATAGCTCACGCAAGAAATGAATATAAGAATATGATTTAAAGACACTAAAATAAAATTGATTTTAAACAATCTAAATATTATCTTGTTAATATAAGGAAGATGTCCAAGAGTTCAAAGCCAACCAATATTAATCCTTCTAAAATTATCGGGATTCAATTTAGTATACTATCCCCCGATGAAATTCGCAAGGGTTCTGTTGCCGAAATTACCACTAGGGACACTTATGTAAACAACAAACCAATCATTGGGGGTCTGTTTGACCCAAGAATGGGCGTTCTTGAACCTGGTCTTATCTGCCCAACGGATGGTTTAGATTACATGCAAACCCCCGGTTATTTTGGCCACATTGAGTTGTCAAAACCCGTGTTTTACATTCAGTATCTCAGCACAATTTTGAAGGTTCTTCGTTGCTGCTGTTTTAAGTGTAGCAAGCTTATGATTAGCAAAGAAAAGTATAAGCAAGCTTTGAAACTTAGCGGAGATGCTAGATGGAAATATGTCTTCTCGCTCGCCAGCAAAATGAAGAGATGCGGCGAAGACACTGAAGATGGTTGTGGATGCCTTCAACCTAACAAAATTCGTAAGGAAGGTCTAGCAACCATTTACGCCGAGTGGAAAAATGACGCCGCCTCCGATCAATCTCAGAACATTGTTATTAAATTGACTCCTGAAATGGTGCTCAAGATTTTCAAACGCATTTCCGATGAGGATGTTTCCTTTATGGGATTTAGCCCAGTTTGGTCTCGTCCCGATTGGATGGTGTGTCAAGTCATGGCTGTGCCTCCTCCTGCAGTTCGTCCATCTGTAAAGCACGATGCTCAGCAACGCTCAGAAGATGATTTGAGTCACATCCTCGTGAATATCATCAAGACTAATAAGACATTGCAAGAAAAAATTCAAAACAATGCTCCTGCAAATGTAATTGATGATTGGGCAACTGTTTTGCAATACTATGTTGCAACTCAAGTTGACAATAAAATTCCTGGGGTCGCTTCTGTTGCTCAACGCTCTGGTCGTCCTCTCAAGTCTATTAAGGATAGATTGAACGGAAAGGGTGGTCGCATGAGAGGAAACTTGATGGCTAAGCGTGTGGATTTTAGTGCTCGTTCAGTTATTACTGCTGACCCTAATATTTCCATTCGGGAACTTGGCATTCCTATGAAGATTGCCAAAAACATTACAAAACCAGTTGTGGTAAATGATGTTAACCGAGCATTCTTGACCAAGCTCGTGCAAAACGGCCCCGATGTGTGGCCCGGTGCTAAGATTTTGGAAAAGAAAAATGGCGACTCTATTACTCTGCGATATGTTGACAAGAAATCAATTGTTTTGGAGAATGGAGACACTGTTCATCGTCATATGATGAATGGAGACCCAATTCTATTTAACCGTCAACCAACTCTTCACAGAATGAGTATGATGTGTCATATTGCAAAAATTATGCATCAAGGCGACACTTTTAGAATGAATGTTGCTGATACAAAGCCTTACAATGCTGATTTTGATGGCGATGAAATGAATCTTCATATGCCTCAAGATACTGAATCTGATTCTGAATTGAAAAACTTGGCAGCAGTTCCATACCAGATTATTAGCCCTGCAAACAACTCGTCTATTATTGGAATCTATCAAGATTCTATGCTTGGTTGTTACAGATTTACTCGCGAAAATATAAGATTTACTCCTCGCGAGGCAATGAATTTGCTTATGATGTTCCAACGCGTAGACGTTAATAAATTGTTGGAAAAGGCTGAGAATGGAACTGGAATGATTTCCAACTTTGATATTTTGTCTCAAATTCTTCCTCCAATCTCATTGAAGTACAAGACAAAGCTCTTTAATGATAGCGAAAAGCCAGACGAGTCCAATAACATTTTGGAAATTGTCAATGGTCGTTATGTTCGCGGTCAAATGGAGAAGAGTGTTCTTGGTGCTGGAACAAAGGGCCTCATTCATCGCACCTGCAATGATTACGGAAATATGGCCTCCGCTAATTTCATTGATGATTTGCAAAACATTATTACTGAATATCTCAAGACTAGTTCTTTCAGCGTTGGCATTAGTGACTTGCTCTCTGATGAGAAAACCAACAAGGAAATTATTGCGGTCATTGATAAGAAGAAAAATGACGTTAAGAATCTCATTGACCAAACTCAAATTGGTGTCTTTGAGAATAATACAGGCAAGACTAATGAAGAGGAATTTGAGACTCAAGTCAATAACATTCTTAATCAAGCTACTTCCGAGTCCGGCAAGATTGGACTCAAAAGCTTGAACAAGGACAATCGTTTTGTTACCATGGTTAATGCAGGTTCAAAGGGTAGTGACTTGAATATTTCGTTCATGATTTCTTGCTTGGGTCAACAAAATGTTGATGGCAAACGCATTCCTTATGGGTTTGACCACAGAACTCTTCCTCACTTTACCAAGTTTGATGACACTCCTGGTGCTCGCGGGTTTGTTGAAAGTTCGTATATTAACGGCCTATCTCCTCAAGAGCTATTCTTTCACGCTATGGGTGGTCGTGTTGGTCTCATTGATACCGCAGTTAAGACTTCTACTACTGGTTACATTCAACGCCGTTTGATTAAAGGTCTGGAAGATTTGATGGTGTCATATGACATGACTGTACGCACTAACAAGGGAAAGGTTGTTGAGTTTTCATATGGAGACGATGGCATTGATCCAGTAAAAGTGGAGAATCAACCCATTCCTTTGGTATCCATGAGCGTCCAAGAAATTTATGCTCACTTTAATATCCCAGACGAAGCTGGAAAAATGAAGATGCTTTCCCAGTTCTTTGTGAAGAACACTATGACTAAATTCAAGAAGGAGTTTAAGGATACTCAAGATAAGTGCAAGAAATACACAGATATGATGATTCAAAGTCGCAACAATATTGTCAAGAATGTTTTCAAGTATAAGGGCGACAGTGTCGTAAATTGCCCTGTAGCTTTTGCTTACATTATTAATAATATCATTGGACAACAAAACATTAATGGTAATTCAATTGTTGACATTACACCACTTGAGGCATTTAAGATGATTGAGGAAAATTATGAAAACTTGGAGAAGATTCGCTGTGCTCCTCCCACTGAGCTTTTTAAGACTCTTTATTATTTCAACTTGTCTCCTAAGGATTTGTTGATTGTAAAGCGGTTCAATCGTGCATCATTGACTCTCTTGTTGGATACAATTGCACTAATGTATAAGCGTGCAATTGTTGCACCTGGTGAAATGGTGGGAATGATTGCAGCACAGAGCATTGGTGAACCTACAACTCAGATGACTTTGAACACTTTCCATTTTGCTGGCGTGGCATCAAAGTCTAATGTAACTCGTGGTGTGCCAAGAATTGAGGAAATCTTGTCATTGTCCGCAGAGCCCAAGAACCCTTCGCTCACTGTTTATTTAAAGCAGGAGGACGAAAAGGATCGCGAAAAAGCTCAAGGTATTATGTATATGTTGGAGCATACCAAGTTGCAAGAAATGGTTAGCTCAATTGAAATTTGCTTTGACCCAGATGACATGAATACCCTTATTAATGAGGATGAATCCACTATGCAACAGTACAGAGCATTTGAAACCATGGTTGATGAATGCATGGACGCGACTGTTAGCGAAGACACAAATGAAAGGTCCAAGTGGATTATTCGCATGGAAATGAATCCAGAAGTTATGTTAGAGAAGAACATTACCATGGATGACATTAACTTTGTTCTCAAGAATAGTTATGGGGATGATATTTCATGCGTTTATTCTGACTACAACTCTGACAAGTTGGTGTTCCGAATCAGAATGAATAACATCTTGAAACAGGGAACTGGCAAGGGTGCTGCGAAAAAGACCAAAGTGAATCCTCTTGATCAGTCTGACCAAATCTATTTGCTAAAGAATTTCCAAGAGCAGTTGTTGCAAAACATTGTGATTCGTGGTATCAAGAATATCAACAAGGTCATTCTCAGAAAAATCAAGGACAATGTAGTTGAAACTATGGGTTCTTATAAGAAGCAAGACATCTGGGTTCTAGATACAGTTGGAACCAACATTTTGGATGTTCTTGCACTTGATTACGTTGATTCCAGGAGAACTTTCAGCAACAATATTATTGAGGTTTATGATATCTTTGGCATTGAGGCTGCTAGGCAGACCATTTATAACGAGTTGGCAGAAGTCATTGAGTTTGATGGTACGTATATCAACTATCACCACTTGTGCATGTTGTGTGACAGAATGACATTCACCAACAAGTTGATTTCCATCTTCAGACACGGAATTAACAATGACAACATTGGCCCAATTGCCAAGGCATCTTTTGAGGAGACTCCTGAGATGTTCTTGAAAGCCGCAAGACATGCGGAGTTGGATACTATGCGTGGTGTTTCTGCAAATGTAATGTGTGGTCAGGAAGGCTTGTATGGAACAAATTCATTCCAAGTTGTGTTGGACTTGGAGGAAATGAGAAAATTGGAAAATGTTGTCGCTTATGAAAAGCCGGATGACGAACTTGCAATTGAGAAGATGATGGGTGGTCTTGAGGACCCTGATGATGCTTGCAGTAACAACAAGCTAACTATTCAGAATAATGTATCTACTATTAAGACTGCTGACTTGGGTGAAGACAACGATTACAATCCTGGATTCTAAACTGAAACTAAATATTTATTAATTATTCAATATAAATATTTACTAACAATAATAATAAATGAATGCATTTCAAACAATTATCCAGAAATATTATGGCCAAGACAAAGTTTTTTCTTTAATGAAAAACAATGGCACAAATTCTTTGGATTTCTTACAATACATTTACAAAAATAACCACAATAACAAAACAAAAGCGGCCGGTTTTTTTTATTACTACATATTGCAAATACTTGTAGATGCTGATGATGATGATGACGAGTTTATTTATAAAAAATTTAACGAATTAAAAAAGCTTATTGTAAATCCATTTATGTCTGAAACTATGTCAGAAGAATTAATGAAAGATTTTTCAGGATTTCAAAGAACATATAATGGATTTGCCAAGTTTGCCCACATATATAAATTTAAAAAGGCAAAAGTTCAAATAAATACAGATTTATGCATGAATGAATTGAATCCCAAAAAATCAAATGTCTTTGTCCTATTTCAAAATAACTTAAAATATTATTTTTCCGCTAGAGATTTAATCAATATTATTAACAGCAACTTATCACATTGTATAGGATTTGTTCCTGACATGATCGTTTCAAAAAACCCTTATAACAATGTTATTTTAAGTGATACATGTTTGTATAATATATACTTTTTCTTGAGATGGAATGCTTATATTATTCCTGAGTTGTTTCATGGATTTTTCTTGTCTAATTTCAATACAAGAACATTTCATTACAATTATGAGTTTAACATTATTAATGAACATGTCAAAAATTTTATATATAATTCTCATCATGATACTCTTTATCCAATTTTTACTGAAATGTGGGACACTTATTATCGCATTACAAGAAAAATAGTAATTGATGCGGAATTTCCCAGAGATAAATTGATTAATATTATGAAACCCTATTTGCATTTGTATTATACTAGTTTATATGCAACAAATGGAACATATAAACAATGTAATGCTGAATATACATTGAGAAGAAAACTTATACGATTTCGCAATTTTAACCATTTATTCGGAAGAAAATACATTCGTTTTAATAAAGACATATTTGGAAAGAGAAATAGAAGAGTAGAATTTGATTTGAAACATATTAATTTTTATAATTCTAGTTTTGAAAATAATAATCAATTGCGTGTTGAGAATCACCATGAACATAGAACTACTAGAGGATCGCAAAACACAATTATTAGATTTTATGGAGTTTTAGACAGTCTAAGAAGTTTGCCTGTTCCAGGTAGAGTTCCATCGCCTAGTTTTGAAACTAATAATGATAACTCTCTAGGAGGGGAATGGTATAACAATGAACCAGTACAAGAAAATGACATTTCAACTGAACTTTCTGAACAGCAAATAGATATATACAATGAATATGAATATGACGACGAAGATGACGATGAAGACGAAGAGGAAAAAGAAGATGATTTGTCTATTTCATAAACAATAGGTTGATTATTTCAATAGTTTATTAATAGAATATATTGTAATGCCTAATAAGAATATATAAAAAAACTTGGGGTCCTCTCCACCACCATTGTTATAATTATTGTTAAATTGAGGTGTGGTGCTATAAAAGTTTTTAAACGTACTATGTCTTAATGTCCGAAACATGTTATAAATTAAATTATAACATATTTTTAAACTCTTTAAAAAGGAACAAACTTTATAGTTGCATAAACAAACCTCAAAAAAAATTCACCAATCCATTCCATCCACGTTTGATTATTATTTAATACGACAACATCTACATTGTTATTAACAGGTGCAGAAACAACTTCTTGTGGCCTATAAAGTGGGTTATCTTCGGGCATAATTAAATTTATATATTAAAATGTTTCTATATAAATTTAATAAAAAATAGTTATTCTTCTACATTTAACTTGAGTTTAATCTTTTTTGTTTTAGGTTTTGCAATTACAACTGTTGCTTTTTGTTTTTTGCTTTGTTTTTCTTTAATGGGTGCAACTGAAATGGCCGGGGCATCTTCTTCTGATGATTCTTCTACTATAATTTTACCAGTAAGCTTTGGTTTTGCTTTAACTACTGTTTTCTTTGTAAAAGTTTGAAGCATTTTTTCCAATGTAAAGTTATTAGCAATTGAATCTATAATCTCGTGTCTAATATCATCATTCTTTATAACATCCAAAAAGTGTTGTATTTTATTATCTTTTGAAATTATTACACTATATTTTGGTATATTTTCGGGACGAAGTGCGGGAGAATAAATAAAGACAAAATCGTCTTGAGGCTTTCCATACATTACCAAAAAGTTCTTTAAGCGGTTTGTAATAATAATTGGCTTTGTAGCAACAATTATTGATGGTATACTGTATTTTTTCATGATTACCCATATGTCAAGGTTTGTTATAAAGTAGTCATCCAAATAAATAAAATCTTGAAATGAAAGTGTTTTTGCTTTTACTCTTGTACCTTGAGTTTTTTTTCCCTCTGATATTAAAATGTCCAATATCTGTGAACCATAAACACCAAAATATTTACTATATTCCTCATCTAATGCAGCTTTTATTCCATTCTTGTTTAATTTGTTTCCAGTAAATTTATAAATTATATTTGACAACATTTGAAATCCGCAATTTATATCGCGGTCATCATTATAGTATAACTCTCTAAATCCAGTTGGCAATACATCCTTCCATATTTTTGAGGATATATGGGTTTCTTTTGGCGTGCATTTTTCCTTCTCATCTTCAACCATTTTCTCTCTTTCTTCCTCCTTTTGAACTGTTATATTCAACGATTTATTTATTTCAAATGTGTTGTCATATACCTGAGAAATCTTTGGTTCTGCATTATCATAAGTGTTGTATTTGACGTATTTGTTTATCTCCTCTGGGACTAAACCATCAAAATAATCCTTGGTTAATAAAGATTGAATTACTATTATTTCATTCTCTCTAAGATTGTATCCTAATGCCCCAAAAGATAGGTATGTTTGTGGTTGGAATATAAAGGTCTTGATTCTACTGTATCTTATTAACTCATCTGCCATTTTTCCAAAGTAAATAATCTCATTGCTGTTTTTATCATTTAACAAATTACTTTTTGGAATTATTAATTGACATTTTTTGCCCGTTGTAAATGAACACACTGGATTTTTTGAGTTGCATTTGTCGCTAGGTAATGTAACACACGTTGAAACTGCGTTTATTAAATTATAATCGTAATTGTCTGAGAAAACAATTGTATCTTTTACCAAAGCTTTCAAGTAATCAATAATTTTATGTAGCTTTGTAGAATATAACACATATGAAGAATTAAGTTCTTTTTCTATTGTTTCTCTCAAAGTTATATTCTCATAATCATTCAATAAAATGCGAATGGTATTTCTGAAGACATTATAAAAATTTGTTTCCAATTTAATTTTCTTAATATAAGCCTCCCGCTCAGTATCAATTGTATCTGCACTTGATATATAAGACTCTGCTGAAACTATTGGCTTTGCATTTCTATTTACTACATAATTATTGTCTTTTATAACCGGAATCGCATCTTTTACAGATGAAATAGCAATAGGTTTAGATATCTGAATGAATTGGTTTGTTTCTGTTAATATACCAACCACATGCTCGTCTTCTAATATCTTCAACTCAGGATTTGTTGGGACTACTCCCTTGGTGTCCTTATAAACCATTGTTAAAAATTTTATAGTTTTATCATAAGTATTGTAAATGCTGTCATCATTCATAAAAACAAAATTAGGATTTGTTTGGTCCATTGAAGCCGGATAACAAGGTACATAACCAGAAACCCCATTTTTGCTTGCAATAACACCAATAACTTTACTTTGATAATTCAATATTTGTTTTTCTACTGTGTAATCTTTGTTTTGGAGAACGCTTAAAAGCTTTTCAAGCAAAATAGGATGTTTAAATTTATAGACGGTCGGCATGCTTGGCAAAGGAGAACATATATCTCGCAATATGGGTCTAATAATCTTTTGAAATATTGCTCGCATATTAGAAGATAAAATTTGACTATGTTCGCTGAAAAACTTTGTAACTTTAATTGCCTTCTCTCTATTTTCATATGCATATATTGGCTCATACAAATTGTCAATTTTAACAATAAACAATGTTTGTCTTGAAGGGTTATAGGATTCACTTGAATAGTGATTTGTTGGGCATATCAATTCAACATTATTTGTAATGTCATTATTTACTATTTCCATAATAATTAAGTTGCACCCCTTGGAAAAAACACCTGGATTTGGTCTGCAAATAATATCCCACAAATAAGTATAATCAATTTCTTCAGTATCACTGGATAGATAAGCTATAAAGTTTTCAAATGATGCTACAACTTTTGTGAAATATTTATCTTCTGATGGTATTACTGCCTTGCCTGAGTTATAGATTTTATTATAAAGTTTTGAAGAAGAGTACTTTTTAACATCAACCTTGTCTAAAATGGCATTATCATTAACCATAAATCCTTCTACATTATTTCCATTTTGATATGTAATATAGTCATCAAGATTCAACGAGTCTATAATAATTTTTTTCATATCAGCTATGCTAGGAATATTCATAGTTTCAGCGTAATATTTTGCATCTGCTATGCAAGCAATAAAAGACTGTTTATTACTAAATTCAACACCGTGTCTCAAAAGACATGTATGGTTTGGTTTAATGTTTGTATTTGTTTTGCTAATTTGACAAGATGAACTTGCTTCTTGAAAAAAGTTTTGAATGCTAACTGGTAAATAACCCCAACGACCTGAATCTAATGGGAATTTTTCTGGACCTTTTACATAATTATCCTTCTCAACCACCTCTTCGTCATCATTTTTTTGTTTTGATTTTTCAGATTGTTTCTTCTTTTCTGCGTCAAACTTTTCCTCTTTTTCAGCATCATGTTCGGCACATTCTTTGCGTCTTCCAATGTGTCCAGGAGTATTCCATTTTGAAAAGCAGCAAGGAAGGCATAAACCATCTGGATGTTTCTTGCTAGACAAAAATCCTGGATAATGTTTTTTATATTTTTCTCTTGAACCATGTTCAACTGCATCAAAAAATTCATATACATAATTTCCATCATTTTTCACTTCTGTTTCATCCTCTGAAATTATTCCACCACACGTTGGATGACGCTTTACCATTTTTCCAGTCTTTTTATCTAATACATCAACCATCTCAGACGGGTCAATTGGTCTATTCGTTTTCAAACACCAGTATCTGGGGCAAGTATAATAATATTTTTTATCAGGCGTTGAACCATACTTAATGACATCTTCATCTCTCAAAAAACTTTCCGCTTTAAGTATTTCATCCTGTTTCTCTTTGGGGAATGCCTCAAATTTTTCCTTTCCATATTTATTAATAACTTTTTCATAATTTTCATTTTTCATTTCTTGCATTTCTTCTTCTGTAATTAAAACGGGTTGTCTCATTGCTGATGATGGACAAGCCCGTGAATATCTGGCAAACTTGCCTTTATCTTCCTTTAAAAATAGAACCGGGTCTAATTCATACATTTTAGATGCAAATGGTGATGGATTTTTAAGACGCATACCAACAATGTCTCTCACAGTCTCCTCTTCTTCTGGTTCTTGAAGTTTAAATTTTGGTTTTGGAGCTTCTACAACAGTTACTTGTTTTTTAGTTTTCTTAGGAGGGGGTGGTGGTGTGGGTTCTTCGTCAGAGCTGCTAGGCAACTTCATATCTTCAATAAGCTCACCAGAGTCTGATGATGATTGTCCGCCTTTTATACCATGACCACTTGGCTCTTCCTCGTCTTCATAATCATCTTCATCTCCATAAATCAAATCCAACGCACTTTTCACTTTTGGCTCTTTAAGTTCTTCTACACCTTTAACATATTCGCTGAAGTCTTCAAAATCCATGTCATCGCTTTCAACAACTGGAATTTCTTGTTCTGGAAACGCCTCTTCAACCGGTGCTATTATATCTTCTATAACCACTTCTTCTCTCTCATCTGTAGAGCACAATGAGTTAATTCTTTTTGTTGGAACAACTGTGCTAGCTTTATCTTGAGTTAAACGAATAAATGAGTCTAAATAAATGGGTATAGTCTCTAAATAATATACATCATTAATATTCTCTACATTTATAGTTATGGTACTAGTTATGCTGTTTAATTTAATTGTTGTTTTGAACCCAGGATTTGATTTAATTTCAATGTCTCTCCTTTTTACTCCACGTTCTACTTGCAATTCACTAGCCAATTTGGCAACTAAACTGCGAGCGTCACCTTCATTCATTCTATAGTTTTCTATTAATGCCAAAACTATTTCATCTCCTTTTAATCCATCTTTTTGATTCGCTTGTTCAATAACAAACGCTTCTTGACTTGTAAACTTATTAAAATTTGAAACACGTTTAAATCTCATGTTAATGCCTGTCTTGGCTTTTATATCTTTTGTTTCAATTACAAAAGCACTTGTTATGCACCCAATAAAATCATTTATTTTAATTGGCTTTGTAATTTCAATATTTGATTGATAATTCAATTGTTTAACCGACACATTGTCATTATATATACTCTCGTATAACTGAATTGTGTATCCACTTTGCTCTAAGTAATTTTTAACCTCTTGAATGATTGGATTTACATTAGCTTTAATAATTGAATCAATGTCTGCAACACTCACTATCTTATCAAAATCACCAGATATGGATATATTTCCATTCTCTTCAAACTCGCATGTCAAGAGAGAAGCATCCGCAACGCTATCAATATAAACTGTAACTGATTTTGTTTTTCCAATATCCCTCATTAGCTTGAATATATTAGATTTTGTGAGGAAAGGGATTTTACGCCCATCTGTTGATATCTTATCCGCATAAAGACGATATACTTTTTCTAGCTTGACTGATGGGTTATATTTTATGAGAGGATTTGCTTCTGTTGCGTGTATAATTTTAAATATTACGTCCAATGGAATTTTAATTGAAAACTCTGGGCAAATAGAAAACTTGATAAATTGTATTCCAGTGCTTTTATATTTATATTTTGCAGTTTCTTTTCTGTACTTATAAACGTCATAAAACATGTTGATGCTTTCAAAAGTGTCCAATGTATTCTTTGTTAGGAGCTTTTTATTTTCATCAATGAGAGAATATTTCTTGTCTTGCAATTCATCATATGAATTTATTTCATGCTTTTGCAAAAATGGATAATATATAGTTGTTGTAATGTCTTCGGGAAGACCCTTTTCCTTAGCCTTGAGCAAAACATCTTCGGCCAAACATAAATAAATGTTATTATCAACTATTCCGCCATTGTTTAATAATAAATGGCTATTTAATGTGGTGAGAGATTTTCTAGCAGCTTTTTCAATAAATGGATCATAAGCTACAACATCAAAGGGATTGCATACAAATGGATATTCATTTTCAATTATAAAAAATTTTTGCCCCAAGACTTTGGAAACTATTAATGACTTATTTGCTAAATTCAATTCCAAAAGATCATCATAAGTGTATGTTTCTTTAATAGGTAATTGAGAGACAATTGAATTACCAGTTTCATCATGAACATTCAAAAAGAACTGGTCCAATCTTATCTTTGTTAATTCCAACCTATTTTTTTGCGTAAGAGTTTGGTATATATTTGTAGCATTAAGCATCTCTCTTTTCATACAGAACAAGTAAATTTGTTCTATTGAAAAAGCATTTGAATTTGTTTCAACGAGTTTTAATTTTATGGCAGCAATTGAATCATCAAAGTGAATTTGTTGTTTAAGAAACATTACATCAATTGGGGTGGTGCTGCTTTGAATTTTTGCTAGTTCAGAATCATTAAATATTGGCAGTTTTGTGCTTGGGTCTATAAATGCTGCGTTTCTTGGGTCTCTCTTAAATAGTTCCTCTGGATTTGGAACATCTAAATTATTTCCATAAAACACATATATTGCCTTGGTTGTTTCTTTATCTATTAAATGGTGCACTTTATAAATTGAATTGTGATTTGTTGTCATATATATACTCTTGGTATTATTTTATATAATTTTCCTATTATTGCAATTTTTTTGAGAGAATAGTTTCGCTTTATAATTAAAATACTAAATTAAATGTTTTAATTATATTATTGTTAGCGTCTCTGTCGTCTTGTTTTTTTATTGAGTTTGGATTTTTTATTCTTTTTTATTGTGTTGCGTTTTTTTCCGCCAGCTGGGCCACCTCCAGGACCGTCATTAGGACCTTTTCCAGGAGGATAAAGTCTTACATATCTTTGTGCCTGTTCTTCAGAAACCCATCTTCCGCCGGGACTAACCCTTCTTTCATGGATTTCTACACCAACAGGAAGCTCTTCGGCTTCTGGAATATCAAGCTCCAATCTTCTGCGAGTTTTAGGAACTGATTCTATTGATGCTACTGGTGGAACAATTGCAAACTCGGTTGCTGGCATAGGGGCTAAACAGTAAGTATTCAAGTCAATTCCTTGTTTACTTCCCGGTATTGACACTTTAAGTAGTGGACTGCTAAATGCCTTTCTTACCTCTGCATCATTACAAATTAAATTCATAATTTGTTTAAAGTTATTATCCTCCGGATTGTTAATATAATATAATTTTAAATATTTTACTGCAACTTTAATATATAATTTGTTATGCAAGAAAAACTGTTTATCTTGATTACTACGATAATCAAACAAATAGATAAGACCACTTTCTTCCCGACTATCTACTTGAAAACCTAGATTATAATCAAAGTCTAATAATTCATTAAGTATTAATAAACTTGCGTCTTCTTTATAATCACACGCACGCATTAGTGCAGATTTTTGATCGCCATATGTTGCACGTGGTTTGCAGTCACCTTTTAACAATTCTTTTACAACCACAACTGCCATTTCATCTTCACTACTACAACAGAATATTAATGGTGTTCTTCCATAAGTATCCGCTTCACCTAAATTCACTTCTTCTGGTTCACTCAATCCAATTGCAATCAATTTCAATGCAGCATTAAATTTTTCATTTTCGCACGCATATCCTAAAGAAGAGTTTCTCTCAAAAAGATAATTGCTTAAAAAATTTTTTTTTAAATTATTCAAAAATAACTCGGTCTTTGCAGCATTATCCTCATCTATTAATCCTTTAAAATGAGAAATAATATTATTATTTGGAGGACATATACCATTATATCCTTCAGCCATTAATTATATATATTATGTTATTAAAATATATAATTACAAATCATAATATGGGTTGTCGGTTATTGTCATACCACAATAACCCTGTGGGTTCTTTTTATAATCAACAGGTTGATAAATATTGGCTGCCTTTGCATTTTCCAACAAGAACTTGAAATTCTGCCAAAATTCTTGTTTATGTCCAACAGATTTTGTCATTATGTGAGCCAATTCATGTAATGCAACAAACGTAAGGGTATTAATGTCAATTAGAGTGACACTATTTTTTGATTTGCTTAAACAAAAAGCTAGTTTCTCTCCTTTATTCTCACTATAAGCAGTCAATTCACTTGTTGGAAGAGTTTCGGAGATTTTCTGAGGATTAAATCCTTCTACTAGGCGTTTAACATCAGGATCATCAGTGTATTTTTTCCCGACGTAACTAACAAGTTCTTTGCACTTTTTGGTAGCTTGTGCCAATAAATCGGCGGCTTCGTTTATCTGCGTTCTATCTCTCACGCAATATTTATTTCCATCTACACTAGATATGACGCATTTTAATCCAAATAATTCTGATTCAGAGTAAATTTTGAGACATATAAGTAGAATAGCTCCAATTATTATATAGGTTAAAATTTCACTTTTCCATAAATTATTAAACATATAATATGGTGTTATTATATATTTTAAATGTTGAATAATGTCAAAAGTTATGAAATACAAATTTATTGAGGACCGGCACCCAACTCAAGAGGAGGGCGCATGAAATCTGGCTCAATGGTGGAAAGATTCCAGGGGCCCACGTAAAGCTGAGGGTTAGGGGGCTCGGAGCGGATTTGCAAGTTGGCGTTTCTCAAGGTTTGGCCGATGGTATCAATACCAATGTGGTAGCCAGCCTTCAACAAGTTGATGTTGGCAAGCTCACCTTTTCCAGAGGGATTCAATTGAGCCCACTCACCGTTGGTGTCTTTGGGCAACAAATCAGAAGGATTTTGGATGTTGGACTTGGAGCAGGAAGTAGGGACGCCAATGTTGGGAGTCGCAATTCCCTTAACAGAGGCAAAAACCTCGTTTTGGCCTAAAGCCTCAGAAGGGCGAGGGCCTGAAGGAGCAGAGCCCCTTCCTGAACCAGCTCCAGCATAAGCGGAGTTGATGTTTGAGTCCATTGATTCTGACCCATACATGCCCTTGGAAGTTAAGTATTTTGCGAAAACACTAACACCATACGCAACTATCAATAAGACGACAAGAGCGCCAATACCATAATCGGACCATAGCTTTTTTAAAGTGCTGCTCATTATATAAAATTACCCGATAAAATATTTTTTTCAATACAGTTTAATTAACTTTATTCTAAACATTTAATCCTCCGATGTTTCTTTTTCTAAATCGCTATCTAAATCTTCTTCGGACATATCCTCAATATCCATATCGCTATCTTCACTATCTTCACTATCATCTAAATCATCCAACATATAAGTTTTCTTAATATTCTTAGCTTCCAAAAAAGCCATGATAGCGGTTCTTTTTGCATCCTTGGCCTTTTTCCTTGCAGTTTTGTAAATTTCATAATAAACTTGATTTGGTTTTTTCAAGGTAATTATTTCTAAATTATCTAAATCGGAATCAAGATTTACCTCTGTTAAATTTAATTCCAAGCTGTCTTCGTTTTTCAAATTTTCTTCTGGTTTGTTTTCTACACTTTCAACAATATCCGGTTTTTGAGATTCCTCAATGTTGGAGTTTTCACTAAATAGTTTTGGTTCAGCAACAACTGCTTGACTTTCTAAAACAGATTCATGTTCTAAAATTTGTTCCGGTTCTTCTAAATTTTCCATAGTGTTTGCTTTAAAAACTATATTTTCTATTTGCGTTTCTTGAGGCTTACTAGTTTTTAAACTTGTCTTAATCAAACAACTTTCAAAGATTTTTTCGGTGCTTAACACCATGGCTTGTTTTAATTCCATTTCAATTTGAAAATTTCTGCTTGTAAATTTTATACCCTGAATTTCTAAAATAGATATCATATAGTTCTCCGTTGTGACATCATCTATGGTAATAGGGTTTTCATTTTCGTTGTAAATTTTAATGCTAGGTATATTTGTATTGTAATTAACTTTAACGTTAACTCTTACTAAATAATATTTTCCAGACTTGTATATTCTTATAGGAGATGAAAATGCACTCTCAATGTCATTTATTTCCAGTTTGCTTTCAAACCATGAGTCACCTTTGCTGTGTATTAACTCTTGGCATTTATTTTCAAGGCTTTCTAGCCAATGTATGAATTCTTGGTCATTGTTATCAAACATTAAATCACAATAAATCTTTTTTCCGTTCTTAACAAACCCTTGTCTTGTTAAAGATTTTGGAGTCTCAATGTAAAGAGGTTTGTTGTGCATTTGTATTTTTGTAAAGTATGCTCCTCCTTGGATTCCAGTGGGATGTGCTAAAGACAAAAAAGAAAAATCAAACTTGTCATTCGGTTGAAAAATATTCTCCATTAGTTGTTCTTAAGAAAAATTATACTACAATAACACGCAAAAATATTCAAAAAATTCTGTAAGTAAATTATATATTTGTTAATTAATTATGAAGGAGCCAATTATTCAACAATGTTTAGACATATTAAAGAGAGAAGACATAAAAACTGAATTGAAGACCTTTTGTAGTCCAATAATTCAAATGATACTTGATTTTGTTAAACCATATATTTATCTTACATTGTTTCTTGTGTTTTTAATTTTTGTAATGATTTTAGCAATTTTAACTTTATTGGTTTTAATGTTGCGTAATAAAAGTTTGATTTCAAAAATCTTTTAATATTTTTTCTCATTATTCTATATAATGAGCACTACAAGTTCAATGACTAATCCTTTGACAACTAGCTCCGGAACAACTGGCGGTTCCCGTAAGAGAAAGCAAAGCTTGAATCTTTCTAGAAGCAGAGCCAGGTCCGCTTCCATGGCTTTAGCCGGTGGCAGACGCCGTAAACGCCGTGGAGGACAAGCCGCTGCTTCCCCTGGTCAATATTCTAGCGCAGCCAGTTTTGTTAAGGCAACTGTTGGAACTGGTGACCAGCAATACGACAATGTGTTTAAGGGAGCCAACTTGCCCAACGGTAATGAGATTGTTGGTCTTCAAGGCCAAAACACCAGAATTCCTGCATCTTTACCCCAAAGTGCTGGCAACATGAATGGTGGCAAGAGACGCCGCACCAAGAGAGGCGGATACTGGGGCCAAGTCCTCAGCACTGCTTTAGTGCCTTTTGGATTATGGGCTGCCCAAAACCGTTACTCCAAGAGAAAGGGTTTCTCTAGCTTTGTCCCCAAGATTGGTGGCAAGACTCGCAAGCACCGCAAACATTAAACACTCATTTTATAAAATAAAATAAAAATGCTTAAAAATAACAACAGTTGTTATATATTATGAAATATCTAACAACAATTATAAAAAAAATGCTTCCTAAGGAGTTACCAAAACCAGTGGGAAGATGGAATATAGATTACTGCAATATTAAAACGAATAAAAAAGTAGATTTATCAAATGAAGACCATTGTGGTCCTTGTGGGCAATACGCACTACAAAAAATAGAAGAAAAAAATTCAACTAACAACGAAATTCCTCTAGAAAAAACAAAATAATAAAAAATTGATTCCTATAACTTTATATCAAATAATGTAATTTGATATGGAGCAAAAACAAAAGCAAAAGCGTGTATATAGAAAAAAGTGCAGAGGCGGGCAGCCCAATTGCAAAAACTATATCGGCGATTACCGGGATGTAGATAGCGTTGGATGCTGTC